ACCAACTCCTCCTATTTGTATCTCTAAATTGAGCTTGTAATCCATAAATTCCACTATTTGCACTTGACCCAGCAACATCTTCAATCACTATAACAATACCTGAACCACCTGCTTTTGAAGTATCTACAGCAGGAGCTGGGAATGGGGCTGAACCTGGATTATTTGCACCACCGCCACCGCCACCTGTATTGGCTAAACCATTTGTTGCAATACCATGAGGTTGTTGACATGGTGGGGGAAATCCTACTTGTGCCATTCCACCGCCACCTAATCCTCCTTCACCTATATTTTTATGTGCGGCTTCTGGTGCGCCTGAGTGTGGTGTTCTTGGACCTGGTTGACCTGGTGTTTGATACGGATTACTTGGGTGATTATCACCTACTCCAGCACCTCCGCCTCCTACAAATCCACATTCGCCAATGCAAGTAGGAATTCCGTATGGTGTTAAATCTTTTCCTCTACCACCCCAACCAGATTGATTTCCGCCAGCGCCACCTTGTTCACAAGCACCACCGCCTCCGCCCATAGCAGAACAAGCAGATGAGCCTCCGTCAAATCCTTGACCTGATATACCATCTCCGTCATCAGCGGGGTTACCTCCGCCGCCTCCGCCACCTGAGCCGCCATCACCGCCGCTTCTAGCGGCTGTTGGACTAGCTGTTGGTACTTCACCACCGAAACCACCACCTGTGGCAGTTAATGGTGTAGCAGAGCCAAATACTGAATTAGAACCTTGAGCGGCTGGGGAAGAACCATCACCTGAGCTTCTTGCTCCACCAGCACCAACTGTAACAGGAACGGTACTTGCTGGCAATGGATGACATTCTGTAACTAGAACACCACCTGCGCCTCCGCCACCACGAGAGCCACCACCGCCACCAGCAACTACAATCACGGTAGCTGTAGTCGCTGTTCGGTTAAAACATCCGTTAGATGTAAATGTAGTTATCTTTTTAGATGGTGAAGGTGTATTGTCTGCGCCAATAACTCCACCATTCATAGATGAACTTCTGGACATCTAATTGCCTCCTAAATTTATCTATTAAGCGTCATCTAAAACTTCGTATGACACGAACAAGTCTAAATCACTATTAGCACTTGCACCACCTTTTAGAATATCACCTTCCATTAAGTAGATAGGTGTATCTAAAACTACAAGAGTAGTATCTGCTGGAACAGCAACGGTTTTTGCAAGATAAACTGTAGCGTCAGCACCTGTTGTTGTAACTCCTGAAGCACCTGAACCTAAACCATCTATGAACAAGTCTAAATCAGCTGATGAACTACCATCAACATTAGCACAAGTAATACGATTAATTTTTACAAGTTTTTCAGCGTCAACAGTTATTAAAGTAGCTGTCAATGTGTTAGACAAGTTAAATCCAGCGTTACCACCTAATATAGATGAAACACTAACGATATTTGGGTTTGCCATAATTTATTTCCTCTAAAGTTTAAAATCTTTACATATATTTATACATCTGAATCAGTATCAGAATCATAATTTTTACTGTCTGTAAAGTTTTCAATTGTTGTTGTAAACCCAAAGTCATCATCAAAATCTGCTGTGGTTGGGCTTGGTTGTACAGTAATTCTTTCTTCTCTTGCTTTATTTGTTGTATCATTATCAGAGTACATATCAACTTGTACAGTTTTGATAGTTTTTTGAGTTTGGTCTGGACCAAATAGATATGTTTTTGCTGTAAAATTCATTGTATAAATTACAGCTCTTCTTGTGGTAAAACTACCATCATAACTATCTTCATAATTAATACTATTTAATACAATCGGTACATCTCTTTTTATATCTAAATCTGGTATAATATTTACAGTTACAGTATAATCAGGTTGAAAAAACGGAACAATTTGTTCTACGATTTGTAGACCACCTTCAGCAGTAGCTGTAAATGCATATAAACTATAATTAATATTATATGGTACAGGAGTATAATTAAAATTTAAAACCTTACCATCTATATTTTGTTTTGCTGTTCTATATTTTTGTACTCTTGTTAATTTTCTAGAGCCGTCATAAGATAGACCTGTTATTTCAAAACCCATTCTAGGTAAAGTAACTGCAAATTCTCTATCATTTAAACTTGCTTGTCCATCTAATCTTGTTAAAAACTTTTCTTTTGGTGCATATGCTAATGGCACTTTAATTGTTTGTATAACATTATCGCTTGAATCTTTCCTTTTAATTTGTATATTATTAAAAATCTGACCAAACGCAATAGTCATTTTTCTTAAAGTCTGATTATATGAATATCTGCCAAACATTTTTATCCACCAAAGTCTACTTCACCAAATGGATTTCTTTCAGTAAAGTCTAGTATGTCATCACTTACAGACGCTGTATCAAAACCTGCCTCATTATCTAAATCTATATTATCAGCATAAGGTGATTGAGTTTGTATTTCGTATGATTCAAGTAAGAAGTAATTACTTTCACCACTTGCACTATCATTTTCTAATAACAATGAACCTTCTTCAGCTTCAAGTGTCATTTGATGATTTAACATATCAAGTGAGTATTTGTCCTCAGCGGCGTCTATATCAGAAACGCCAGTATCTAATCTCTCAGATGAGTATTCAAATCTAGTTACTCTTAGTTTGTAAACAGGTAAGTTTCCTAATTGAAAGAATGGCTCTTGGTCTTCAACAAATTGAATTTCAAAAAAACTATTCATTAGAGGGAAATAAATTAAATCACCCTCGTTAGGTCTATCTGCTTTTATTAGTGTAGCAGGGTCTTCTACTAAATCATTCCATCTTCGTTTAGAAACTGTAAAGGTAGAATCTTCTCTAATTTCTAAACCAAATTTAGATATTAATTCTTGTTCGCCACCAAAACCTTCGGTAGTATCCATGTACATTTCACATAGATAGGCTGCGTTAAATTTACTTGCAACATCTTCACCAAGAATTAAATCTCGGTTAACTAATGTTCTTGGTAAATAGTAGACATCATGTCCATAGATTTTTAAACCCTCTAATATTAAATCTTCAAAGAGTTTTTTTTCTTCTGATGAACCTATGCCGTCGCCACCTTGAAAGTAATGATTAACAGGCATATTAGTTATCCTCTAATTAGGTGAGGAGGTTCCTCCCAATTCATTCGTATTTCTCTTTCTAAATTTTCAAGTTCAGTTTGAGCTTGTTGCATAATTTCCATACCGTTTAGTGATACACCACCAATCATGGTAACACCAGCAAATTTAGATAAGTTAGCACCCCATTGTTGCTTAAATTTTTGAGTAACATATCTTTTTAACCATAAATCATTAAACACATCTGAATAAGTAGCTGGGTCTAATTTACGATAACACTCAATAATTAAATATTCATCTTCTGATAAATCGTTTGCCCAATCCATATCAACATATAATCTATTGTCGTGTTGTTGATATCTAATTGGTTTTTCACCAACTAAAATGTGGTCTAGAAAATCTAAATGTCTTAAAACTATGTCATAGTTAATAATTGATGTTGATGAAAAGTCATATAAATCGTTTAATCTTAATTGGTATCTTACATCAAATAAGTTAAGATTACCTTTATCTGAAAAAGGGAAAATATTGACAACACTTATCACCGTACTCGGCATGACTAGATAATTGTCTTGTTCAAAGAATGTAGTAGTAACATCACTTTCAGACAAATCCGTGGCTGATTCCGTACTCCTGGTTGCGTTTTTTAGTCTAGTCTTATCATCGGATGTTAGTTTGTATTTTAAATATGTTCTACGAATACCATCTCCGTGATATTGTGAAAAATACTGCAATGATTCATCTAGTCTATCTTCAAGCTGGTCATCATCAACATTGATTTCAATGACTGGTTTCCCTAATGCTCTGAGAGCATATTGTTTTAATGTTTCTCTTGTGTTTGGATTTGCCATCTTAAATTCCTCTATTTCTACTATTTATAATCATACGGAGTAGTAAGGCAATTTATAATTAGTGCCACCGATACTGATTGTTATAAATCCAACAGGCGTATCTAGACTTTCAGTTTCAAAAGTTCTAGACCCTAAATTTGATGTAATACTTGTAGAACCTGATGTAACAGTTCCTTCTAGTGCTATTGTGCCTGTTGCATTTGGTAAAGTAGCAGTTCTATCAGCGTCTAAACTATCAGCCGCCTTTAGTGTTAATTCGTGAGCGTCTGCACCATCACCCTCAAATCTAAGTGTATTACCTGTATTTAAAAATAATCCATCATGTTTAAATCTTGCAACAATTTCTTGTGAACCACCTGTAATTAAGGCAAATTCTAATAAACCTCTTTCAGCACCATCAGAGGCGTCATCTATTTTACCAGAAATTTTTGCATAGTTTACTTCTTGGTCATTATCATTTTCACCTTTAAATTTTATTTGACCTAGATAATCAGCGTCAGCAGGACTACTACTATTTCTTTTTAAACTTACAACAGGTCCAGCTGTGCTACTATCTTCTGTTGTTGTAATTAATAATGAATCATTGGTTGTTGTATTTGCTAATTCAAATTGTGTACCTGTAATTTTAGCAGCTTCAAAATCTGCCTTTGAGTGAGTAATATTACCAGTAGAATCTGCTGTAGCAGTAGTAGTACCTACAATAAATTCATCTTCTGATTCGTCCCACATAAAAATTGCATTATTACCAGTAGAACCTCTTTCTATAATAAGACCAGAATCATTTGAGTTTGATGAAGCGCCTGAATTTAATTCTAATAAACTATCTTTAACTGTGGTATTCGTGGTATCAATTGTTGTCGTTGTACCATTTACAGTTAAATTACCAGCAATCGTTACATTATTTGGTAAACCAACAGTTAATGTATCACCACTTACAGAGGTATCTACTTCATTTGAAGTAC